ATCGACGTAGGCCCGTGATGCCAGCACCACTGCCGGATCAATCTTGAGCGTGATATTGCCCGCGTTGCTGACGATGAAATTCATCCGCACCACTTGCGTGCGGCCCGAGCCTTGCGACAACAACGGCTTGTAGCTCGGTGCGCAGTTGGCCACCGCCACCAGATCGCCAGCCTCGTCATACAGACCGATTTCACGAATCCAGCGCCCGCCCTCATCGGCCGGAATAATCTGCTCGGCGATGATAATCGCCGGGTTGGCCGGGTCGATTTTGAGCTGATTCAGCGGCCGGCGCCGCCACTCGTTGATCAGCTTGGTTTGCGTGGGAGACGGGACGGGGTTAGGCGGATCAGCCACCCCGGCAAGGTTGGCATCCCCCAGGCCCATGTCGGTGATCTTCCAGGGAATGCCGAGCGCGTCGGCGTTCGCCTGTTTGGCCAGCCCCACGTTAGTGAGGATGGCGAAAAACTGCGAATTCGCGTCAATCATAATAAACGTCCAGGGTGTCTATGGTGTGTTCACGGCCGAGCACGGAAAAGCTGCCCGTGACCTCGATGTCACGCATCACCGGCGGGTAAACGTCGATTTCGTCGCCGTCATAGAGACAGACCGCGATGTTCAAATGGCCTTGCGTTTCCAGGCTGATCGCCAGCCCGGTCAGCTTTCGGCTGACAGGCTTGGCATCGTCGATCAGGCGCTCGAGTTCCTGATACATTTCCTCGGTAATCCCGGTGTCCAGCACGCCAACCTTCAGCGCAAAGGTGCCCGGCTCCCCTTCGGGCACCGTTTTGAACCACTCGATGATTTCGATCAGGTAGCCCAGTGGCTCGACCACGCGGCGCAGGGCGCCGATCGTGCCCTTGTGGGCATGGATGTAATACGACGCCTTGATGGCCGCCCGCTTGGTCGCTTCGGACCACCGATAATCCCAGCGGTCGACCGACCAGGCCCACGCCAGGTGGGGCAGCAAATGCACCGGACAGGTATCGGCGTTGTACAAGGTGCGCAACGGCACAATGGTTTTGTCGTAAAACGACGCCTCTAGGGCGCGCTCCAGTTGCGTGCTATTGCTCGGCAGTAGGCTTCTCATGTCGCCCCCGCCAGAACCACGCTCGACTCGGTGCAATACGCCGCCTGCGCCTTGGTCGAAGCCAGATCAACCCACTCGACCAACTCAACCCGGGATACGCCGGCAACGTGCAGTTGCGCATCCACCGCTGAGCGCGCTACCTCGACACCGAGGCGCTTGCGTGGATTGACCCAAGCCGCCAAGCGCTTTTTGGCTTCGGCCAGGCTGGCGTCGCCCTCCGGCCCGGCGCTGCTCATGTGCAAAATGGCTTCAATGCGATAGTCGATAATTTCAGCGCTTTGCACCGTCAGCCGATCGCCCACCGGCCTGACTTCATCGTCATTCAACGCGGCCGTGACGGTGGCCAGTAGCTCGGGACTGGCCTCGCCCTTGCCTTCGGTACTCAACACCGTGACCGTCACGCAGGCGGGTAATGGGCTTTCCGCCGAGGCATCCATGACCAGGCCCGAGGCGTTGCGCGCATGCAGGATGTAGCTGTTACGCGGGCCGGCCGTGGTCAACCCCTCAAAGGCCAACTGGATGCGCTCGCGGTAAGGGTCGTCCAGCTCCATGACCTTCGCCACCGGCGGCACGGCCAGCAGATCCTCGGCCTGGATCACCAGGCGCGGCAGATTGACGTTGGCCCCCAGGTGATCCAGATCCGGGCCGATCGCGTGGGCCAACAGCAGAGCCTTGGCGGCATCGTTGACCCGGGCACGATTGCCCACCTTGTTATAGGCCCCGACCTCGATCAGCTTGACCACCGGATCACTCTCAAGCGGCGCGCTCCAGTTGTCGCCCATGTAGCCACGAAAGATGGTCAGCCCGTCCTCATAGGTTGCCTCAAAGTCCAACGGCTCCAGCACATCCGGTGCCGGTAGCTCCGACAGATCCACGATGCTACTCATACGCTCACCTCTACCAGAAAGCGGTCGCCGAGGTAGTCGCCGGCAATGCTCAGATCGATCCTTCCACCCAGCACCGCCAGCACGCGGACGCTCTTCAGTTTTAGGCGCGGCTCCCAAGCCATCAGCGCGCGGGCAGCCTCGGCTTGCACTGAGCTTTTCCAACCCTCGTTAACCGGCAGGTCGACATAGGCGCGCAGCTTGCTGCCATAGTCCGGCCGTTGCCGCCGGCTACCCGGCGACGTGCCAAGGATGTCGGCTATGGACTGCCGCAGATGCTCGATGCCGGAAATGGGCTGCCCGGTGTGGCGATCCATTCCGATCATCGACATCACTCCTTCAGCGGTTCGAACTCAGGGTTGGCTTTCAGGTAACTGATCGCCTGCTCATCAGACGCCGACACCTCGACTCGCCCTTTGATCACGGCCAGCGAACGCTTGCTTCGAGGGAGAATCAGGGTGCGCGAGGTGTAAACCTTGTCGCGAAAGGTCAGCAACAGATCAGGCGCCGGTGATGGTTCGTCAACGGGTACATCGGAGGGCTTGGCCATGTTTTCTCCAGACATGAAAAAGCCCGCACTGGGCGGGCTGGATGATTGCGGATTAGTGCGAGTGATGGTTGTCGCTATTGCCAGTGGCGAGAATATCGGCGCCGCTGGTGATGCTCCCCACCGCGTGCAAGGTGCCGCCAATTTCGACGCCTTCCGTTACGCGTAACGGCCCTTGAATTTCAACGGCCGCGACAAGCTTCATGTTGGCCGTCGTCACGGTGATATTGGTGTCTGTCGTGATGGATTCGGTCGCCCCCACCTTGGTGATCACTCTCCCCGTCGGCAGCGTGATGGTGTAGCTATTGGCCTCCCAGTCGTAGACCAGGGAGCCGCCATCGTCGAAGCGCCAGGCCTCGACATGATCGCGGTTATCAGGGGGCGGCCCGGCGTTGCCGTACAGCCCCGGGATAAACGTTCCCATGCCCGCCTGGCCGCTCGGGTTGAACAACACTCCTTGCTCGCCCAAGCTGGGCGCCCGCCAGTGCCGCGCTTTGCCGGCTGCGAGACTGTGCCAGCGCACCCAGGCGCTGGTCCATGCACCATTGGAGACGCGCACCGTCGCCGCTGGCAGATCCACACCGACCACCGCGCACGGCATCAGCATGGCGGCAATCATCCGGTCGTGCTCGGCCAGGGCGTGACTCATAGATCCTCCGGACTTACCGGGCCATCGCCGGGCTCGATGTCGAACACCAGCGAGCCGGGCGGCTCATCGGGCCACGGCCACTCCTCAACACCCAGGTAAATCTGGTGCGTCCATTCCACCAACCAGACGGTGTAACCATCGAGCTCCGGCTTGGTCCAGTCCTGCAAGGCCTGGACGAACTCGGCCGGTTCGATGGCGAGCCCCCAATTTTGCATGCGCAGCAATACCGCCAGTTGGGCCGCCAATTGCGCGGCCTGTTGGCAATGTTGCGGGCGGATGGGATCAACAATGATCCGTGCTTCGAAACGGCAAATCAGGGTTGTTTCACCGGTACCAATATCCTTGCCCGGTTCAATCTCGGCCATCTCGATGAACACAACAGGCAACGCGATGCGGTCCTTGATACTCGGCCAGGCCGTGACCGCTTTGATGCCGGGTAACTGGCTGAACAGGCGTTCCTCAATCGCCTTGTACAACTGATCGAGGCTAAATGGTTCATCAGACATTCGCCGTCCCCTTCAGGTACTTCTGCAGCTCAAAGTTGAATTCTTGCTTCAAGATTTCCAGCAAGCGCGAATTGGCCCGTTTGATCCATTCGTCAAAGTGCGGCCGGGCTTGCTCCAGCGACACCTTGGCCTTGGCCAACGGAAAGCGATTGCCGTGTTCCGCCACCCAGCCAGAGCTGGTTCCAGCAGCACCCGACACGGTGCTGTCGGGGTAATCGTCCGCGTTGAAATGCTTGCTCGCGGTGCGAATCCAGATGTCGGGTTTGTTGCCATAAACCTGCTTCAGGAAGGCCCCCTGATAGCGCCGCCCCGCCACCGACACACCACGGCCGGACTGCCGTGCACGGCCGATACGGCTGGACTCGATGGCATTGAGACCGAACCACAATTTGCCACTGGTTGCGCCGCCGGAGACCGGGTAAGCCCGCAGGCGCTGGCGGACCGCCGCGACGGCGATCCGCTCCTGGCGACTGACCGCCCGGGCAATGTGGGTGCGCAGCCAGCCCAACGTTTTGTTGATCGCTCGACGCTGGGCCGCTGCGGCGGCTTTGGGGACCAGGCTGGCGAAGTTTTCAAAGGCTTGCAGATCTGCGGTCGACGCCTGGATGGAGATCATCCCGCCGTCGGCTGAGGGTTTGTAGAGGCTGCCGATACTCATGCGCGCATCCTCAAGATCAAGGCGACCAAACCATCACCGCTCGGTTCGAGCTGCAGCAGGTCGTAATCGCCACCACCGTCCAGCTCGGGCAGATCGACTTTGACCAACATGCCCTGCTCCAGTCCTTGCGAATCGTTGACGCGAATCTCGAACCGAGGCTCACGCAGGCCGGTATTGAGTTTGCCGATCTTTGGCTGCAACCAAGGCGCCGAGAACATGCCGAGCACGGGTTCCTCGCGACCTTCGATCCGCGCGCTGTCGCCCAGGGTTTCGAACACCACCGCGTCGATGTCGGCGATCAGATCGCGAAAGCCCATGATCAGAGCTCCAGTAGGATCTGCGCCAGAGGCCGAGTGCAGAGGTGCAAGGGGTTGGATTGCGCTTCACCGGCCATGCCTTTATTGAACGGCATCGGCTCAATCTTGCTGTAGTAAGGCACGCCCTCGGTGTTAACCGTTTCCATGTAGTCGGCCGGTGCAAACACCGAGATGTACAGGTCCGGCACGCCCTCGGGAATCAGCAGCGCTTTGTCGTCATGGATGAAGGTCACGCCGGCGATTTTTCCGCGATAGCGCTCCCAAACAATGCCACCGAATTCGAAGCTTTCGCGGGCATCGCCGCGCAAGGCGGCGGCTTGCTGACTGTTGAGAAAGGTCTCTTTCACCGACTTGTGAACGATCAGCTTGTTCCAGAAATTCTTGCCACACAGGGCGCGCGAGCCACTGCTGGTGATACTACCCAGCGCATCTTCCTGCAGGTCCAATGCTTCACCGCACTTTACGCGCAGCTCGGTCTCAGCATTGGCGAGCCCCATGGACATTTTCTTGCGGGTCACGCCGAAGGTTTTGTAGATGTCCAACAGCACCGTCGACCCGTCGGCATCGAGAATCTGCCCGTTCAACGCGCCCATGCGCTGAAATTCGTGAGTGGCATCCAGCTGTCGACGCGCTTTTGCCAGGCGCTTGTTCACCACGTCCTGGACAGCCTGCAACTCGGAGCGCGTTCCGAAGGCGCGGATACCCTGAATCTCATCGGCCTTGATTGCAAAGCGTTGCGGCAAGTGCACGGTATTGAACGGGATCAGGTTTCGTTTCGTGCCGCTGACCACCAGGCCAGACGTACCGCGCTCACCGGCTGGCACCAAAGCCAGGATGTCGCCATCCTTTTCGATTTGCACGGTCAGGGTGGTGATGCCCTCTTCCTGGAACAGACCCAAGCTGCTGATGCGGCCCGGCAGGTATTCCTGTTCGTTGATGGCGGCGGTCAGCGAAGAGACCGAAAACGCGTCATCGTTAAAGATTTCAATATCAGCCATGAAGCAATCTCCAGAAAATAAAAAACCCGCACTCGGCGGGCTGGAAAAACAGGGATCGTCTTAGCGGACGATCAGGAAGTGAGTGGCGAGCGCCTTCTCGGCAGCAGGGTCCAGGCCCGTGAGGTGGGCTTCGCTGACTTCAGCCAGACGCACCACGGCACGACCACGACGCACCACATCCGATTCGCCGAGCGGGCCATAAAGGATGGCGATCGCGTTTTCGCTACCGTCTTCGGCCGTTGGGTTATACGGAGCAAACTCACCGGTCAGGCTGACCAGACCGAGGATCTGCCCAGGCTCGAGTGCAGGGCCAGCGACGACATTGATCGCTTCGCGGGAAATGGTGCCGGCCGCTTCAGACAGGAGAAATTCGCCCGAATGCATTGGCTCACGTTGGATGGTCATCGTCTTACTCCTGAAGCAGGTTGGGATTTACCGGTCTGCGCGGCTTGGCGGGCGGACCAAATGGAAGGCTGATCGATTTTTTTGGCCTGCACCTTCAGGGCCGGGTCATCGTCCAGCGGCAAGCTGTTGTCGATTTCGAAACCCTTGCCACTACCGACGATCTTGTCGAACAGGCGCGCACGTACCGCTGCGACGTCCAGGCCAGCGGCAACGAACTCGACACTGAACTCGGGCAACCGCGCAGCCACGCAAAGATCGTTCACCGCTTTGGCCCGAGTCAGGCCGGCCTGGACGATGGCATCGCTTTCGAGTTTGGTGGAGCTGAGCAGTGGCTCAATCAAATTGCTGATGCCCGACTCTGCACAACGCTGGGTGATCATCAGGGCCAACTTTGCTGAGTCGACCACGGGAGGCGTCAACGGCGGATCATCTGGTTCCAAATCCGGATCGGGCTCTGACGGTTCGTCGAGCTGGGCCAGTAGCTCGGCCGGTGCGTGCTGATAACGCTGCAACACGGCACCTTGGCCGACGCACGCCTTGACCGTGACACCGTCACCCACTTCGTCAGCCAGCCCCAAGGCCACCGCCTCATTGGCGGTGAGCCAGGTTTCATTGGCCACCAGGCGCCGCAATTCGACTTCATCAATATCTGGTGCCTTGGCCTTATAGGCCGCGATGATCGCCTCCATGGTTTGGTCCAGGACATCGGCCACCTTGCGGAAGTCTTCGGCATCCCCTGCCGCATACGTCCAGGGGTTGTGAATCATCAGCATGGCGTTGGAGGCGATCACCACCCGGTGAGCCCCACACACCGCCACGCTGGCAGCACTGGCGGCCAACGCATCCACACGACCGGTGCAACGTTCGCCCAAACGCGACAACGCGTTGTGCATGGCAAGCCCGTCGAACAGGTCGCCGCCGATGCTGTTGAAGGCGGCGACCACCGGCGAGACGCCGTCGTCCATAGCGCGCAGATCCTGCACAAACTGATTGGCGGTGATACCCCAGCCACCGATCTCGCCGTAAACAAAGACCTCGATCACCCGTTCGGTGGCTTCACCACTGGCGTGTACGGCGTACCAGGTTTTATCTTGCACCGGCACGCGCTCGCCCGCCCGGTTGTAAACGCGCGGTCGCGTTTTCTTGCTCATGGTTGCTCCTTGTCGTCGATCGGGACGAAAGCGTCGAGAGTGGTGTAATTGAGGCCTAGGGTGGTGGCCCGGACCAGATCGGCTGCGTTTTCCGCGTCGACCGTTTCCGCGTCGTAACCGGTACGCAGGACCATCTCGCTGCGTGAGGCGAAGCCGGCCTGCACTTCCATCCGCCGAGCTTGCACGTCCTGCACCGGCTGGATGTAGGCCCAGCCTTGCGGGACCCAACGTGTGCGCAGGTACTCACGGCGCCGTTGGGTGTAGTCCTCCAACACCAGAACACCCGACAACACTGCCATGTCCATCCAGGCCGCACGGACCGGTCGGCAAAGCTGATGCACGTAGACGCCGAATTGCAGTTGCTCCAATCGACGCCGAAACTCGTTGAGCACCACCCGTAGCGCCCGGTCGTTGACCTCGCGCATGTCGCCGGTGAGGATCTCGTACGGTGTGCCGGTACCGGCAGCAGCTGCCATCAGTTGCTGTCGCATGAAGTCGGGATAGTTGTTGCCCGCATCCGGCGGTTTCGAGAACTCGACCTCTTCACCCGGCCCCAGTTCCTGCATAGTCCCGGGTTCCAACGCCACCATCGGCGTGAAGCCGTCGCGGTCCAGGTTCAACGGTTGGCCGGTTACCGGGTCCCTCGGCGTAGGGCCGGAGTCCGGTGCGGGTCGACTGATAAACCCGGCGAACAGGTTGGCTACTTCCTGGCGAAACAACACCGCGTCGTCGTAGTTGTCGAGGCTGCGCAGGCGCTTCAATACCGGCGACAAACGCGGCACACCACGAAGCTGCCCCGGCTCGACGGGCTCGAAAATATGCAGCACCTGCGCGGCCGGCACGCGCACCAGTTGGTTGTAACCGGCATTCAGCGAAGAAGCATCACGCGGGTGCGAGAGGTACATCCAGTACGCCACGCGCTTGCCACCCGGGGTGAACTCGATCCCGGCGCGGATGAAGTTGCCGTCGCGAGTGGTTTCGAATTTATCGTGAGGGACAAACTCGGGGGCCAGGATCTGCAACTGCAACGGCACCGCGAGACCTTCATCCAGACCACGCGGGCGCAGCCGGATAAAACATTCGCCCGAGGTTTCCACGGTGCGCGCGACCAACGCCTGCTGGCCGTTGAAGTCGGTGCGCTCATCGGCATCCGACTCATCGACCCAGTCCTCCCAGAGTTCCTGCAGTAACTTGCGCAGCGCTTCGTCGTCGGTTTTTGGCCTTGGTGTGATGCCGGTGCCGATGAGATTACTGACACGTTTGTCGATTACGTTATAGGCATACGGGTCGTTGCGAACCGCTGCCCGTGAACGCGAACGCAGGTTGCGCAGCGCCGGGGTGTTGATGCTGTTGATTCCGTTGTCAGGCGCATCCCAGCCAGTGGAACGTCGGCCCTCTCCGGCGCCTTCGTAACTGGCCTTGATGTTCGACGGCAACACGAATCCGTTACGGGTGAGCGTCGGATACCGGGCCATTAGAGTCCTTTGCCTCCGTGGTACAACCGAACCACGCAGGAGCGTGGCCCGGCTGCACTGATCAACGAGGTGCGAATTTCCTCGCGTGCCTTGAGCAGTTCGTCGACGGTTCGGTATTCCACGGTGCGGTCAGTGTAACGAACGACTTTTTCACCGCGAGCGATGGCCGCCTCAACTGCGTCGAGGTGCTTTTGGGTAAAGGACATATCAGCGTCTCTTCAGGTAACCGCTGGTGGAGCTGCGGCGTTGAGGGGGTGATGCTGCCGGTCGCGGTTGCACGATCGCAACAGTGGATTGCGGTGCCGGTTGAGCAGCAGCTGGTGGTGCCGCAGCAGTGACGGGTTCGCCTTGAACCGGTTTGATGCCCAATGCGTCGTCAAACAAACCCGACTGCGCCAGGGACTGACGCACGCGCTCCCAGTCGTGTTCCTTGTAACGGTTGAGCCCGAGGTAATGCGCCATGGCCAGGCAGTACACCATCAAGTCCAGCGCTTCGTTTCGTTCGGCTTTTCCCTTGACCCATTCGATACGCTTGTGACCACGGATGTAGCGCGCAACCTTGCGTTCCGCGACGCACTGATCGAAGAAATCGTCGGGCAGGTCATTGGCAAAGTGCAGTGCACCTGGCCCCGTGTCGAACGGATAGCGGTTGTAAATCCAGTCCTTGGCCGTGTCGGTACCGACGAACCAAAGCTCGGCACCGTTGCGTTCGGTCTGGCCCTTCCAAGTTACGTCGACCATGGAAGGACGCTGAGCAATCACCGGCTTACCCGGTTTACTCGCGCCCTTGATGGCGAACACATTGCGCCAGCGGCGCACGCGGCAGAACTGGTAAACCTCGTCGGTGTGGTGGCCACCGGAGTCGACCGCGACGGCGAGAATCCCCAAGCCAACGCCGCACGGATGGCGATACTTTGCCTTGAGCAATTCGTCCAACGCCGCCCAGGTGCGTTCGTCTGCGGGATCGCCCGAAACGATCTGATAGTCGACGACCCAACGCTCCATGCCGACGCCCCAGCCCATCGCCATGAATTCCAGGCGGTTGGCTTGGACGTCGACGGAGCCTGTGATCATCAAGACTGCCGCCGGCAGCGAACCGAGGGTGAAGTCTTCCAGTCGCGCCCGCTGCCTCAGTACATCGGCTTTGGTTTGCTCTTGAGCTGCGTCCCAGACCTTGGCCAGGCGCGTGTTGTAGAACACCTGCATAGGCTCAAGATCACCTTTCGCCTGGGCCTTCTTGGCCTTTTCGAACTGCTTGGCCAGCGACTTCCAGTCCATCCAGCCGAGCGGCGAGTACAGCGCGTTGAGGTGAAAGCCGATCGTCTCGCCATC